CGCCGACGATCTCCCGGGCCAGCGTGTCCCAGTCGTAGCCCCGCTCGGCGCAGCGCCGCCGGCGCGAGATCAAGAGGTTCCGCTCGCGCACCAGGTCGGCCATCGCGTCCTTGTGCGGCTCGATGTAGGGGGCTGAGGGCGTGTTGAATCGGTGGGCGAACACGTCGACCGCCCGATCGCCCTCGCGGCTTATGGCCTGCAACAGGATTTCGTCGCGGTCCCGCTCGATCCACTGCCGGACCTTCCACCGGTAGACCGGCGTGTGCAGCGACGCGATCAGCCACTGCTGCCAGTCCATCAGGCTGATCCTCGCCTGGTCGATCGCCCCGCGCCAGCCGGAAAAATTCGTCCGCGTCGGGTCCAGCAGGAGCACGGCGACGGGCAGGTTGAGGTTCACCGCCACGATGGTCAGCATCATCATCGCGTGCTGGAAAAATTCCGCGTTGGGCACGTTGGGCGAGTCCATCCGCAGCTTGCTGCCCGGGGCGCCGCGGATGCGCATGCCCGGCGAGATGCCCTCGACGGTTCGGGTCGTCCCGTCGGAGAGGGTCTCAGTCTCCCGGGCGCCGGTCCGCGAGCCGTCGTCCGTGGGCGGCAGAATCCCCTCCTCGGGCACCTCCTCGATGATCGCGTAGGCGCTGGCTACCTGCTGCTGCACGAGCTTGGCGAACTGGATGTCGTCGTGCATCCCGATCGTGTCGAAGATCGGGCACAGGGCCGTGACGCCGCGGGTCTGGCTCACCCGGTCGGGCCGGAACAGGTGCAGCACGTTGCGGTTGCCCGCCTCGTCCCGGGCGGCGATCCGGCGCATGTCGCCCACGCGCGTGGCCCCCCGGTACGGGTTCAACTCGTCCCGCGTAAACCAGTATTCCAGCGGCCGGCGCAGCTCGTCGAGCAACACGCCGTGTACGACGTTCTTGCGCGTGTTGCTGGCCGTCTTGCACCGATGGCCTTCGGCCATCTCCAGCCGGCCCGAGCCCAGCAGCAGGTGGAACAGGTCGCCGCCGACCACGACCTGCTGGACGGTCAGCTTCTCCATGTCGTGGAACGAAAACCGCCCGGAGACCTCGCACTGCTCCGGCGAGCCGGCCCAGCGGTTCCACTTGCGAAACAGGTACGCGTCCAGTTCGGTGTCGCCGGTCTGCGGGTCCGCGGCGAAGCCGTTGCGCACCACGTTGTGGACAAATCGCCGGACGCCCTGCGAGAGCAGGCAGTCGTTGCGGAACATGTCCCACGCATACTCCATCATGCGCAGGTAGCCCGCCTCGGTGCGGTAGTGGTAGTCGGCCCCGGAGCCGGCGCTGCTGATGCCCGTTCGGCGGCGTCGGAACCGGCTCGTCTTGGCGGCGTTGTAGTCGGAGCGGATCTGGTCGAACGTCTCGGCCAGGCTCATCGGGGCCAGTTCGCGCGCGCGGCGTGCCATACAATTCGGCCCGGGGTCAGTTGCGGAAGTCTTCCAGCGAGACGAACGAGACCGCCCCGCCGCGGGAGTTCACCGCCAGCCAGCGCCGCGCTACGTCCATCTCGCCGCGGATAAGCTGCAGGTCGCGCTCGATCATCTCGCCCCCCTTGCCGCCGGTCTGGGCCGTCTTGGGGAGCCGGCGCAGGAGAAAGCGGCAGGCCGTCACGAACGCGGCCGCCTTGCTCGTCGACGCGTCCTCCTCGTACGAGGCGTTGTCGTCGTAGGCGACCTTGATCTCGGCCAGGGTGCTGGAGGAGGTTAGGGTGCTCACACCCCCGACTCTGGCGCGCCGGGCGGCCCAATTACGAGTTGCGCGAGCCCGGATGCTCCGGACTCGTCGGACGCGGAGCCAGCAGCGCTCAGCCCTCGTCGGCCGGCATGGCCCGCTCGCGCAGCCAGTGGACGGCCAGGTGGCAACTCGTGCACAGGATCCAGACGTTCTCCCGCTGCGGCCCGCCGCCCCGGGCGTACTGGCGGACGTGGTGGGCCACCAGGCCGCCGCGGGGCCCCAACTGATCGACGCTGCGCAGGCACATTTCGCAGTAGCCGCGGCCGTACCGGGCCAACAAATTGCCGTGCGCGGCCGGGCGGCGGGCCGGCGCGCCCGGCCGGGGCACCCAGCGGAACCACCGGCCGCAGTCCGCGCAGACCTCCGCCGCGTAGTGCGGACCTGTGCTCAGTCGGATTATTTTCCGCTCGTGACACTGGCAGGGCATGGTCGCGCCCTTTCGCGTTATCGGCGGGCGATCTCGTCGAGCAGCCAGCGGATCGCGTCGGCGTAGCCGTCCACCCGGCGGTCGGACCGGCCGGGCCGATCGGCCCGGGCGCCCCCGCGCTCCAGACCGGCGACCAGCCGGCGCATCGCGGCCCCCTGGGAGCGGGTCAGCCGCGCCTCGACGTGCAGCAGGTAGTCGGGCGCCGGGGCCTCGGCCACCGGCACGCTCAGCTCGACGGACTCCGGCACGCTCAGCTCGACGGACTCCGGCACGCTCAGCTCGACGGACTCCGGCACGCTCAGCGTTTGCGTTTTGCGTTTCGCCACAAGACAGTCCTCCTTCTCGGGTTGGTTATGGGTCTCGCTCGGTGATCAGAAACGGCCGGCCGTCGGGCGTGGTCAGACCGGGCGCGCCGGCCCGAGCGGGCTTTCTCGCCGCCGACGGCCCGGCCCGCTCCTCCGGCGCCGCGATGCGCCAGCCGCAGAAATGCCCCGCCGCCGACGCGATGTAGATGGCGTCCAGGTAGTGGTTTACCCGGCTCGTGCGCACCCAGACGATCACCGTCCCCCGGCCGGGCATGAAGTCCTCGACCGGCTTCTCGGCGGTGATATGCTTCGCGAACTTGGTGTGTTCGCCCTTCGGCGCGGCGAAGACGGTCATCGCCCCCGGTTCGTCCGCCGGGGTCAACAGGCGCTCGTGGACGAACGTCTTCCACGCGTCCGCGTTGACGTGCACGAGCAGGATCCGCTTCGCCCGGAGCCTGGCGAAGTGGTAGCCCTCGCCGATCTCGCGGATATCCTGCGTCCGCTTGGCCGGCGCGTGGTAGTGCCGGCGGAGTCGCTGTGTCGCCCCGTAGCCCTTCATGGGCCGAAACCGCTCCTGGCCCGGCTTCTGGTTCGACTGCTGCGCCGCGCGGCGGCAGAAATCGTAGACCACCGCCTCGGAGGCCTCCCAGCCCGAGTCGATCCAGACCTGGTGCGGACGCATCCGGTCGTCCGTGTCCTGGATCCGCCAGCCCTCGATCGACCGGTCGCGGAACTCGTTTAGCATGGCCGCCGTGCCCCGCTCGACCCCGAGCTGGTCGCTCTGGATCTCCAGCACGCCGTACTCGCAGACGTGGGCCCGCATCTGCTTGCGCCACGCGACGACCACGTAATGGGCCAGCCACTTGCCCAGGTCGATCCCGACGGTGAGCCAGCAGGTGTCCGGCGGGAGCACGCCGCGCTCCAGTCGCCCCAGCACGCGGCGCCGGATGGCCTCGGCCGTCAGGGGCGTCAAGTCCACCCGGGGCGGCTCGTGAGGCAGGGCCCACACGTGCTGCTTGAGGAGTCGCTGGGCGTTGTCCTCGTCGGGGTCCTGCTGTGCCTTCCACTCCCGTTGGCCCAGCGAGACGATCGACCAAAACAGGTTGTTGAACGCGCTGAAGCGGAACCCCAGCGTGTCGGTTCTCGGCGCCGTGCCCAGCACCCGGCCGGCCGCCTCGATCTCCTGGCCGCGGTGCAGCAGCCGCGCCGCGCGGTTCATCGTAGCGCGGTCGTCCTCGTCCAGCCGGGCGGCGCAGGCCGGGCAGACGAAGTGGGCCGCGTCGCCGGCGTCCAGGGCGTTTTGCGCGTCGGCGAACCCGCGGAGGTGCTCCCGCTCCGGCGCAACCCACGCGCCGCAGTGCGGGCAGGGGCAGACGATCCGGCTCTCGGTCGAGCCGGTGTATTCCTGCCATATACGCCCGCTGGGGATCGTCGTGGTGCACTCCAGAAAGATGATTTTGTTGCGGTCGAACGCCGCCGCCCGGCCCTCCATGAGGCTCACCGGGTCGGCCTCGCGCGAGCTCTCCCGCGCCTGGTCGTACTCGTCGACCTCGGTCATCGCGACGACCCGGGCAGTGAATGAGCGCAGGATCGAGTTGCGCGACATGAACTTCAGCGTCGTCCCGTTGCGGAAGCGGACCGCGTTCTTGATCGCCCCGCCACGGGCCCCCTCGCCGGTCCGCGGCAGGAGGTCGCGGTAGCGGCTCCGCTCGATCACCGGCAGGATCTCCTGCTGCCACTTGTCGTTGGCCAGGTCGATAATCGGGACGCAGCAGATGGCCGTCTCGCGCAGCTCGAACAGCGACCACGCAATCGGCAGCACGTAGCCCAGCAGGCTCTTGCCCGCCTGGACGCAGCCGGTCATCGCGTGGCGGTTGTAGCGGCCCGAGTCGACCTCGTCGAACCAGAGGGCGGAGAAGGGCTGCCGATGGCACCGAAACCGGCGACCCACGAACGGGCCCTCGACCAGGATCACCTCCTCCTCGGCGAACCGGCGCAGCGTCCGGATACGGGGCGCCCGGGCCGCGTCGAGAAACCAGGAGAACTCATTTCGTAGGGGATTTCCGCTTGGCGGCTCGCTTCCGCTTGGGTTTCGGTTTGGCGGCGGGTGGGTCATCAGACCGTGCATCGTCTGGGGCGCCCGGCTGGGGTTCTGGCGTGAAACAGCTATCGACCGTGCGCTCCACGTCGTCGAGCAGCTCGACGAGCAGGGCGTAGGGCCCTTCGCCGTACTGCCGCTGCATGGTCTGGCCGCCGCCCCGCAGGACCTCGGCCACCCGGCCCAGCAGGGCGTGGACCGCCTCGCGCGGCAGGAGCTGCCCCTCGGCCCGCATCCGCTCCAGTTGGGCCAGGCGTGCCTTTTCTCGCTTCTCGGCGATCTGCTGCCGGACGTACTCGTCGCGGAGTTGCTGCGAGGTGCCCGCCAACAGCGCGTCGTGCCCGACCGGTTGGCACTCGCCCAACTGTGCCCCGCGCTCGACCAACAGCCGGTGCAGCCACGCGACCACCTCGTAGAGATTGACCTCCGGCCCCAGACACGGCACGCCGTAGAGCCGGGCGTGGTTGTCGACAATCTTCTGCTGCCGCCCGGCCAGCCGGCAGTAGTCGCCCTTGGACACCTCGCGGTAGAATCGCTCGCGGTCGTTCGCCTCGCGGTACCGCTGGATTTTGGCCAGGGCGGCCAGCTCCCGTTGCGTCGCCGACTTGCCAACCGCCTGTTTCCTGAGGGCCTCGGCGCCCCGAGCCCGGTCCACGTCCGTTGGCGTCAAAACCATCGCGGCCCATCACCCGATCCCCCAAGCCACCGCCGCCCGTCCGCCCAGCGCGCGCCGCTTACTTACCCCCCCTTTTGCGCGCCGCACGTAAAAAACCCCGCCAAACACCACGCTGGGCGTTGCATGGTCCCCCCACCAAAGAACCTAACCCCCCGGGGGGACTACCTACGCCACAGCACCGCGTAACAGCGCACGGCCAGGTAGATCAGCGTTCGTTGCCACGATGGCACACCCGTTGCCCGCATGGCCTCGCGAAAAATCGCATCCGCCAAAAACCGGCTGCATTCCGCCTGGCCGCAGAGCCAATCATGCACGACGGCCGCCGCGCTCCACGGGCCATCCGGCGGAAAGAGCCGCCAGAAAAACCGTGGCACGCTCGCAAAATCCGTCACGAACCCCGCGGGCACCACGACCGACACGCACCCGCCGGGAAACTCGACCTCGAAGATCATCGGCCTCAGCAGCTCGTAGCGTCGCGGCCCCGCGCTGCCCAGGTACAATCGCGTGGATGCCGCGGGGCCGAGTCGCCCGCGTCGATCTTTGCGGTGGGACCGTTCACTCATGGTCGATTTCCAGTACGTTGACCGTGTCCGTGTCGTGGAACGCGTGCCCGACCTCCTCGCTGGTCGTCGCCCTACCCGGCTCGCCGCCGCCCAGGTACGCAGCCCCCGCGCCGAGGCCTCCCGCCCCCAACACGGCCGCCACGATCGCGGCCATCGCCTTCTTCGACAGCCCGCCACTAAGCTCGGCCGATTCCGCTGTCGCGCCGATCGAGATATTGTCCGCGATCACGATCCCGCCCATCGGCTCCGACTCCTGCGCCTCGGCCTCCTGGCCGAACACCGTCTTGTTCCGGTACCGTCGCACACTCTCGCGGTCCTCACGGGCGAGTTCCCTCAGGTCCTCCAACATGATCGCGTGGTGCATTTCCTTCAGTTTGACCGCTTTCGGCAGGTACTCCTCCGCCGCCTCCGCCGCCGCCCGCCCCAGCGAGGGCTCTGGTCCGCTCTCTGACATAGGCGAGTCTCCTGCTCAGCACGGCGTCGGTCCCACGCCCCAAAAAGGCCGCCCGAAGCTCTGGGAGTCCGGGCGGCCGCGCGCTTCCGCTCATCCGACCGGCGTGGTGGGCACCCCGCCCAGACCAGCGGGCAG